GGCGTCCTGTTTTTCTTGCGCAATTCTTACTTGATCCGCTGCAGCTTCTCTTGCTAGCTTTGCCTGCGTTTCTATGCCATTTATCTCGGCCTGATTCTGATCTCTTATAGCCTGCTCATTCTTCTCTACCAATTCGCGCCGTCTTTCTTGAACCTCAAGCAATTCAAGTTCTAGTTTTGTCTGACGCGCTGAGCCAAAGTTTAAAAATCCATTTTGTCGAAGATCGTTAAGTTCTGTCTGTAACTCAATCTGACGATTAAAAAGCTCTACTGCCTCTCGTTCCTCGCCAAACAACAAATTGTTTGTACGATTGATGCCTGTAGAAAGCGTGTTTATAAAGTTGTTGAAAGCGCCGCCCTGTGTGAGCGCCGTGCCTAATGATAGCCCAAACTCTTCGACTGCCTGCCCCAGTGTATCAAAAGCGCCCGCCAACCCTTGCGCCTCGCCAGATCCTGCCCCGCCTACTTGCGCTCGCACTTCTGCTAGAATTAATGCTTGCGCCTCACCCAGCCGGTTCGTTTCGACCATTGCGCGTATCATGTCTTTCTGACTGGTGGTAAACGTTGTACCAGAACGACTAAGTGCCGAAATGCCTTCTATTGGGTTTTCAAGGGCTTTGCCAAGCTGCAACGCTGCAGAGCTTAGGTCTGTACCCATAACGGCGGATAGGTCTGCAGAGAGCTTTATAACCTCAGTGAACGTATCGCCTGACACACGCCGGAAAGATAGCAGAACCTTTTGCGCATCCAATACCCCGCGTGTGCTTTGCAGGGTTGTCAGCGCCAGGGATTCGGCCTGGTCCCTTAAGCCCGCCGCACTAAAACCGGCAGCGTTACCGTTGGCGCGCAACAAAGCATTAATGCTTAGCATTCGCTTTTCAAAGTCTTGCAGGTCGTTGATTATGTTTTTGAAAAAAGCGCCAGCACCAAGGGATGCAATAACTCCAGCTATAGCGGTAGTGAGGACTCCAGAAGCCGCCGAAAGCCCGCCGAAAGACCTACCAAGGCGATTAACCGATGTATCGGCCTGCCCCGCCTCTTTGCCAAACCGGTCAAGGTCTTTTTGGCTTTTGCGAATGTCCCGCGTGTCTGCTTTGATTACTAAAGAATAAATATCAGCCACGTTTAGATTCTCCCCCGGCTTGCTTGAATAGTCTCTGAAACTGAGAGCTTGAACGTTCGCGCATTTCTTCTAGTGACCTGGTGTCATAAGGCGGTTCGGAGTTAGCGTCTTTGCTTCTATGCAATTGTAACACGTATGCGTCAGATAGCTTGTGAAGCGTTGAAGCCTCCCACGCTGTTAACCTGGTGTCAGTTAGATTGCACCATGCTGCTATTTCTTGATAGTCGATGGACTCAGGGCCCGAACGAGCAAAGCCAAGCTCTGCCAGCATATCGATTAAATATGCGCCGTGTTTGTAAGCGGGGAGTTTTAAGCGGGAGTCACCCGGTTCAAGGTTTTTTGCTCTTGATTGGGTTGCGCCCTCTGGCACAGCGTGGAGCCATGCCAGATGACGAACAGCAAGGTTTAACTTTTCACTGATTTGCTGAAAAAAAGGGTGCGTTTATGAATAGCTGTGTTGATCTGACTTACAAACCAATCAAGACTTTCATCTTTCAGCATATCAAGCGCCGCAACGCTTTGCGCCTTGATTGGCTTGCCATTGGCCTCTACGTTTTCCCATGACGCGATACAAGCCTGCAGCAGCTTAGCGCCCCGCTCGTTGGCCTTGGCTTCATCGGTTGCGTCGAAGTCGCGTGCAAGCTCTACAGCAGCCGCACGGTAGGCTTTAGAGTCACGGCCATAGACCTCAACAACAATATCAGTCTTGCCGCCAAGTGGGTCTTGAATGGGAACCGTGGCCGTGTCTTTACGGGTGAAGGATCGAATATCCATTAAGCCGCCTCTACTGCCAACGGCTTGCTGGTTAGGTCAATGGTGCATGACCCGCCGAACATGGTATTAGCAGAGCCCGCGTTGTAGGTAAAGCTCGACACGATACCGGTGTAAAATAGGGTATCGCCGTTTCGATCAACAAGCTCAAAGCTGTGAACGTTACCTGATTCAGCGCCGTCAAGTGCGCTCTGTAATGCAATCTGCCCAACGTCGGAAGCATCACGGGCAATCTGCAATGTCATCTGACCGTAATCAATTGAGCCGGCCCGCTTGGCTACAATGCCGGTGTCGACGGGAGTGAAGGTTACTACTTCACGTGTGCCACCAAATTCGCCGAGGTCACCAACTTCGCCAACGGCAACATAGGTCAGGGCTTCATAGCCGGACGCTTCAAAGCTCGCAGGAACGCCAGCAACAACAGACAAGGTGGTGCCAAGAGTGGTAAATACTTTGCTCATAATGTAATCCTCTAAACTTCAGTTTTGATATAACAGATTTTAACACATTATCGCGGTAGTTCTGATATTTGTTCATCAATTGATCTGTTTAGCTCTGCAAGGCTGACCCGTACCATTCCCTCGCTCGCCTGCGTTGACCATGAATCGTATTCCAACCGCCCTATATATGGCATATTGTTGCTCAAAAAAAACACATTCCCCGGCGCTTTATGAGCCTCCCCCGCGATGCTGTTTATCGTTGCCCCGCCACTCTTATCAATAGTTGATGTAACGCCAGTTGAGGCGCTACCAATGGACGCCTGCCAGTTCCCGCGCGCCTGTCCGCCCGCATAGCCCGCTGGTGGTGCGCTTGCCCATAGGCTAGGATTGCCCACGGGTGTACGCAACACAATGCGCCGTGACAGGTCTAGGAGCGTGCCCCGAACAACCTTGTCCATCCGGTCACCCACGATGCGCTCCAAGTCTCTGAGCCTACCAAAATCGAAGTTAGCCAAACGCCCTCCAGTTCACGCTTACCGGCATTAGCCACCAGCTACCCGAGGCCAAGCCTTGCGCAACATTTACTTGCTCAATGATGACAGCTTGGCCGTCGAACTCTAGCCCGGTGCCACGTGCAAAGTGTGCTGTGATCTTATCAACCAAGTCATGCGCGCCGAACTTATAATCGTCCAGCGGGATATAAACGCTGATCTGATAGACGCCCACAAAGTCAGTAGAACCGCCAGGCTCAAGGCCAACGGTGGCAGAGTTCGCTGGCAGATAGGATTCGCGCAGCCATGTAACACTATCGACGGGCGTAAACGGTACGTTCTCGAAAGCAATAGGCGGTGCGTCGGTCAGGGTATTAAGGCGAGATGATAGGGCTTTTACTATTTTTAAGTGGCTCATGCTAAACCCTCAACTGACAAATATAGATCACGTCTAAGCCTGACCGTGTTATCGGCTGCACATCCATGACCCTGAATGTTTTGCCTTGAACTTGAGCCCGCCAACCTTGCGCCGGTTCTTCGCTGACCTTGTTCAAAATCAGTCGCGTGTCTGAGCGCTTAACAACGGTTCCATCGACTTCAGCGTTTTGATAGCGGGAAGGGTAGCCGAAGCCTGAAACCGCATTTTCCGTTGCCGGTGTCGTGATTTCACCCGTCGCCGGGTTCCTAACTTCGTCTGTTTCATAAGTCAGCGCCACAGCCTCCCCAAACTTAGCTAGCAACATGGTTGCGGTATTTGCAATGCTCATGCGCGAGTCACCGCAAATGTGGTTGTACTTGAGCCGCCGCTAACCAACAGCTTTCGCAAAGCCGCTGTAATGGTTTTAACGATGGTCTGCGCGGCTGCGTTGTCCATATACTCAACTTCAATAACGTCCACCTTCTCCCGCTTAGTAGCACGCTCCACATTAGCAAGCGGACTATCCTCTGAATCAATAGCAAGTGCGGTAGCAATCTGTCCGGTTTTTAGTGTTGCAGGGATGGTGGTCGATTCGACATAGTAGCCGTCGATATAGACACTATTGCGTGGCCACTGAAGCGCCTGACCCTCTGACGACTTGGTGCCGATAAAGGACAGGCTCTCGATATAGTCCATGGCCTTGATTAGCAGCACGTCAGTTGCAGCGGTTAACGTGATGCCACGATCAGCCGCGTAGGTCGTTAGCTCTGCCTCTGAAGCGTAGCTGTTAGCACCCGGAACCACGGTGCCATCTTCAATAATAATGGTTGCCATCAGAAAGCCCCTATTTATTCCGCTTCTTTCGGTTCTTCTGAATCAGGTAATACTGAAACGCCAGGCTTGTCTTGTCCGCGAACTTGTTCTCGCTTGCTGGCTTTGGCTGGCTTCCGCTTTGATTCTGATTTTGCATTCTT